AGTTTGACAACATATTTTTTCACGCTACGCAGTTCGGACATGTCCCACCTCCATTAATGCCGGATCAACAATGAAAGTGAATCATCAATATGTTAGAACGTCAACTTAAATGACGCAGGGTACTAGATTCATCATTACCACGAGAATCCGCATTATTTAAAATTTCACGGCGCAGTCTCTCCCTATGCTCTACATCTTCAATTTCATTTATATATGTCATAATTCTCCGCTTTTAGACTGTATTGATATTAGCATCAAATAACTTTTCTGAAAGGTCAGTCAAACCTACCACCCCGCCTGTGCCACATATCGACAACTTCGGAGCGGGCCGCCGAGACGCTCGTTCTGACAATGCCCGGTACGCGGGCACTTAACGCACGGTCCACAGCCACTTCCACCTGCCGGGACGTGGCTGCCGGGTCAGTCGCACCCCGCGCATCAACATTGACGGCATAGGTCGGGTTGTTGCCGGTTGATTCCACGCCAAGCCTGCCGCTTGGCAGGCGGCGCAGCGGCATGATCGCTTCCGGCCCTTCTTCGCCCATAAGCCCGATACCGTTTGCCATGGGAAAGACGGTCGGGTTGTGAACGATGGTGCCATGGCCGAAAGCCCGCACCGGCATGCCGCCTGAAAACACATTGCCGTCGGCATTGGCAAAAAAGCCGCCGATGACATTGTTCAGCGCCCCGGCCAGCGGTCCCGTAATCTGCGTCCGTATGATCAGGCGGGTAATATCGGCGATCATGGAATCCACCATGTCGCGCCAGTTGAATTTGCCGGTTGTCGTAAATTCGACAAGGGCGTCTTCGAGGCCCTGGATCATGCGCATGGTCACCTGCTGGACCTGCGAAGCCATATCTGTGGCCTCGGCGGCGTAATCTTGCAAGGCGCGCTGGACACCGGCAGACCATTCCCGGCTGTGCTGGAGCATGTTATCGCGGGCGCGTTTGGAAGCGGCTTCAAATTCCTGCTGGTTTATCGCGCCTTCCTTGAGGAGCCGGTTTAGCTCCGCCATTTCCTGATTGTATTTGTCCTGCGCGGAAGCCTGTTCTTCGGTCAGGCGCTTGATATCCTCAATCAGCCGCTTACGGCGCTCTTCTTCCTTGCGCCTTTCTTCCATGGCCTGCTGTTCGTCGAAGAAGGCCCCGGCAATCCGTTCCACCTCCCGGCGCTGGGCTTCCGTAGCGTCGGCAGACAAGCGCCGGACGGCTTGGTCTATAAAGTTTTGCCGTTCCGATTTTCCAAGGGCGGCGATTTCCCGTTCCAGCGCCGTTACCACCGCCTTGTTTACATCCGCAGCGGTTTTCCCGCGTGAACGGTCTGCATCGGCCTGCTGGTTTGTAAGTTCTGTATTTTCGGCCCGGAGGTCATTTTCTTCCTGCAAGTCCCTGGCCGTTTCCGGGTCTGGCTTCGGGCTTGTTTCAGGAACGGGTGAAAACGGCAGGGGCGTATCGAGTGTCGGCCCCTGGCCGTAAAAACGTTCAAAGTCGGTTGTGTTCTTTGAAAAGCCAAGCTCCGGGATATCGACAGTTTGACGACCCTGTGCCCGGCGCACAAGATTGCCGAGGCTTTCGCCGACTTGTTCCGCGCCGGTAACAAAGCCGTTACGCACGTCATTGAGAAAGCCTGCCGTCGTCCCAAGAAGCCGCAACAGGTCAGCCGTCAACAGCCCCAAATCCTGGACGGCCTGCTTGAATTCCGGGTCTTTTAACAGGCCGCTTAAATCGCCGAATTCATCAACAAAGCCCTCTATCAGGCCGCGCTGGAAATTCGTCTTGATCACGCTTCCCAGCGTGTTGATCTGGTTTTCCGCCGTAACCGCCTTGTCGATAAATTCCCCGGAAAAGACAACGCCGAAATCCCGTGCGCTTTGCCGCATGTCATGGATCGCATTGTTGCCCTGATCCATGAATTCAAGGAATTGCTCCCCGGCCGTGCCGCCGAAAACTTCATCAAGGACGCGGATTTTCTGCGCTTGCGTATCCAGGTTTTGGAACCGGCTCAAAACTTGGTCGAACAGGGCGTCCACGTTATCAAGGTTTTCGCGCAAGTCTTCCCGGCTAAGGCCGAGAGCCGCAAAAGCTTCGGCTGCCGGACCGCTGCCGGTCTTGACGAATTCATCGGCCCGGAGCGCGAGTTCTTTCAGGCCGTCGGCAAGGCCGTCTTGCTGGACGCCGAATTGCCGGGCGGCAAATTCCAGTTCCTGGAAAGTTTCCACCGCTACACCAGCACGGTTGGACATGTCGCGGATATTCTTGGCCGTATCAACGGAGTTTTTCAAAAGCAGGGCCAGGCCGCCCGCACCCGCGGCAGCAAAAGCAGCGGCTTTTAAAAACTGCATTTGCCGGGCCAACGACCGGGCACGGTCAGTGAGATTGTCTAACCCTCTTGAGGCTTTCTTGCCGCCTTTCCTGATCTTGTCCAGGGACTTGTCGCCGGTATTGCCGACATCAACCAGTTCGGCCTTGGCCTTGCCACCGTCCTCAACCGTCAGGCGGACGGCGTATGTGTTCCTGATTTTCCTAGCCATTATCGGGTGTGCTGTTTAATAAAGGGATCATCACGGATTCCGCTTCCTGCAAAAGTTCTGAGACGGTGTCCGCATCATAGCCGCGCACCTGCGCGGTCATAAGCGCCGCCGCCATATCAAGGCCGGTGACCTGCCCGGACGGAGCCACGCGCAACTGTCCAAGACAGGCCATCAAGACGTCCCATGCCTGGAATTCCTCGTCATGAATAAAAGCGTGGACCTTGTACGGGCATGCGGCACATTCGCCGCCGTTCAGTTCGCGGCATCCTGTGCAGTATTCGGGGCCTCCGCCGCGCTGGAAATGCCATTCGCAGAGGCCCCTGATCCGTTTTTTGCTGCATTGAGCAATACCTGACGGAGGGTAAATTCCTGGTAAAACCGCTCGCCGACGGGATAAAGGTCCATGACGGCGCGGATATTGTCCGGCGTGGCTGGTGCGTCTTCTCCGTTCATAACTACGCCACGTATCGTTTTTATGTGGCGGGCAGCCAGTTCGTATATCAGGTGGGCCTGGTATATACCGTCCCGCGTTTGCGCATCGGCGTTTTCGGGACATTCTTTTTCCGCCATGCGCCGGGCGGCGGCCTGGGCGGCCAGCATGCCGGGCGTGGTCAGCGGCGTGACCGTTACCGATATGCCGTATGGCAGGTCAATATCATACGGCTCTGTCTTGGCTTGTAAGCTGATCATCATTCCTCCTTTACAGGTAGTCGCTTCCATCAAGATCGTTCAAAAGGGTGGCGGTAAGCATCCGGCCCTGGGCATCATTCTTCGCGCCCCGGAAATCGAACGAGGCCTGGACGCCGCCCGGTCCCTGCACGGCCAGTTTGGGTTTGGGCAGGTAAACTTCATGCGCCGTCAGGCTCAATTTGAAACCGGCAGAGAGCGTATAGGAAAAGGCGAGATCAACCGGCGTCCCGCCTGCCGCTTTGTCAATGAGCGCCGTATCGGAAAAACGGACATTGATCGTGCCGGTCAGGGCGGCGATTGTCGGATCGGCCCCATCGATCTTGCCGTCGTCGCGGATGGTTTCGATACGCTCCATGTTGTTGGAATAGGTCACGCTGCCGGAGGTCAGGTTCGCAAGGCTTTCTCCGCCGCTTAGGATTGCGCCCTTAAACTGGCTGATCCGGTCGAAGGTCAATTCCTGCGGCGTACCGCCCTGCGAAGCGTTAAACCGCTCTTCGCCTTGGGCAATGGCGTTTATTGTCGCCAGCGCCGGGCCGGACCGCTGGAAGTCGAAGGCAATGGAATTAAAAACCGTGCCGGTATGAATGAAATGCGCCGGGACTTGCGGATGGCCGATTTCCGCCGTGTAACTGGGCAGGCTGGTCTTGCCGGACACAAAGACGTGTTCCGTGCCGCCGCCGGTCAAGGTATCCCCTCTTACGGTGGCTGTTGCCGCGCCGCTGGCAAAGCTGCCTGCCAGCGTGAAAGCGTTTCCGGCCTGTCCATCCGTATCATGCGTGATTAAAAGCTGCTGTGTCCCGGACGGGCGGCTGTAGGTCGCATCATCGACATCCGTATCCGCCGATCCATTCAGGACCGTAACGGCTTCATCAACTGTTTGCGTGACCGTGCCCTGGATTTCAATTTCACCGGCCCCCGGCGTCTGGTCAGTGAAAGTAAATGTGACGCCGTTGATCTCAATCGTATCGCCGGGGTCGGGCTGGCCTGCAAAATCAATGCTGCCGGTAGCCGCCACATCGCCCGACGTGGGATCGCCGAAAACACCTGCCAGCCACAGGCCGAGATAGCGCGGATCAACCGGCACGACAATATCGCCGTCATCATTGATCACATCCTGCAAGGGCGCGGCAGGATCACGGCCAAGCCCAAGGACGGGATCGTCGATCAATCCCTGTTCGCTGCCGAGATTGCTGCTGGTAAAGGGCATTTTGTAAAAATCGCCCGTTGCCTGCTGGCCGTAAGCGGCCTCCCGCTTCAAAAGCAGGGAGGCGCTGGAACCATATGCTCTTGCCATGTTGATCTCCTTTCAGTTCATAAAAAAACCGCCAGCGGCAATGGCTGGCGGCGTGGTTGCTGGTATGTGTTGCCGGTCAGGACAGCGGCGCGTCCGTTTCGTAATCGACGGTCACGATGAGCGTGGCGGCCTTAATCGGCGCGGCCCCTTCGGCGGGAACATGTTCGGGCTGCGGGCTGCCGTATTCCCGGCCCTGTATCAGGCCGTCCAGGGTGGGATGGTCCTCAAGGACTTGCCCGATCTGGCGTAATATGGCGTAAAACTTTTGCCGCCGTGTTTCCGGGTCCCCGTGCTGGACGTGGACGGCGATTTCAATATCCTGCTGGTAATAGGCACTGGAAAACCCGCCAAGGGCGATATCCGGCTCGCCGGGATCACCCTCATATATAATGACAAGCCCGTCCGGCGGTATCTTGTCGGGCAGGCCGTCATCAAGCCGGATGTCCGCGTCGCATGCGGCGGCCAGCAGGTCGCGCAGCTTTTCCAGTATGTTCTCTATTTTCGAACTCATGTGCCGTCCGTCTCGCTGCGCCGGACATGCGCTCCCGCAATCAATTCCGGCAGCTTGTCGGCCCATTTCTTCGCCTCGCGCTGCGTATCAAGGCGCTTGTCGATCCGCACCTGTTTTTTCAGGACAAAAAGGACGGTATCCTTGTTCCTGTTCTTCTTGCTCTTGCTTTCCTTGAAAATGAACTTGGAGCTTCTCTTTGCCTTCGACGTGCGGACGCCGGTGGCCACAATCAGGGCTGTGCGGTCATCAACCGGCACATAGCGCATATGTTTGCGGTAGAAAGGATTCCGAAGAAGCCTTTCGGGCGTGACTTTATACTTGCCAAGGAATTTTGGGATATTGTCCGTCGGGATGGCCAGCCACGTTCCCTTGTCGGGCTTGATCGTCACACCGGTATCGAAAGCGCGGATAATGTCCGGCGCTTTCGTGTAAACAAAACCGGCAGGGTTATGGCCGTCATTGTTATAGACCTTGCCGCGCACGGTATTGGCCAGCCTCCGGCTCATGCCCGCATTGGTAACCTGGCTGCGGATTCCTTTTTTCAGGCCGTCCGTCGCCTCATTGACGCCATCCTTGATCCCGGCGGAAAGCGAACGGAATTCGCGCTCCATGTCTTTGCGGATGGATTGTGTTATGCCTGCTGTGAATTTCATGCCGGGTATGCTTCCATTGTCCAGACCAGCCGGTCCGTGTCGCGGACTTGCGGGCTGCCCTGGATGATAAAATTTTCGCCCTCTATCGTAATCGTGTCGCCGTCCTGCGGTGTAATGGGTTCGCTGCGGCGGATTTCAAAAATATTGGACGCCGTGTGAAGCCGTGTTTCGCCAAAGCCCAGGGTTTCATCCCCGGCACTTCGCAAAACACGGACTGTCACAGGGCTTTCGCCTTGCGGCGTGTAAGTGGCGTCAATACCATGCACGTCGAAAACAGCATCTATGGCGGTCGTACCAACCGGGGTCATATGCCGCTTTCTTCCTGCATACGGTCAATAAGGGCCTGTGCCTCTTGCTTGGTCAGGGGCTTGTCATTCAGGGCTTTGCCTTTGGAATCCAGGACATCCCATTTGCCAAAGCCCTTATGCTCCATCTTGAAGCTATCCGGCGGCGGAAGCTTTTCTTCCTTTTGGGACGTGCGTTCTTCCAAAGTACCTTCCAAAGCCTTGGGGACAGTGCCTTTGACCACGCCAATAACCTCCTCCTGTTTAAACTCCACGGAAGAGATCACTTCATAGTGCTTGCCTTTTCTCTTTTTCAGGCAATGCAGTCGGGAGGTTGCCTGTTTTTCAGACAGCTCCAAAACAAAACCGGGACCAAAGCGCGCCTTGATCCCGGTTACAATATATTGCTTGGTCATGTGTCCCTCCCTTACGTCAGTTGTGCAAGGCAAGCATGTTGCCAGAAGCCGTAACCGACATTGCGCCATGTATCGACGCCATAATGGTGCTTGTCCTCGTTAAATTCGAGTTCGCTGCCCTCGGCCACGGCTTTCAGGGCCACTGGCTCTTCTTCCTGCCGGATAAACGGCTTGACGGCCCCGTCAGTACGGAACACGGCAAACTTGTCTGTCCATGGCAGCCGCGGGTTTTGCGTGATGGAAAGCTGCACTTCATCCATGACCTGGACGATATTGGTCTGGCCGTGCGTAATGACCGGTGCTGCCGTAGCGGCTTTGGCAACATGCCACATGGCTGTCGGCACCATGATCAGGAATGAACGCGCGTTTTCGTTCATCGGCTCACCCTGGTCATCCTTGAAGCTGAAAATTTGCTGGATGACTTTCAGAATTGCCAACTGCATCTCCTCCACGCTGGGAAGCGTGGTGCTGCCGTGGACTTCCACCGGCAGGCCGCTGATATCGACGGACAGGGAATTGCTTTGGGAACCGCTCTTGCCTTCGCTGTGATCAGTATCAAAGAAATACTGCCCGTCATAGGCAACGCGGGACTCAGCATTGACAACCAGGTCTGAAACCAGCTTGGCCCAATGGCCATTCGTGCGGTCGGCCAGTTCATTGACGCGCACCATCACCTGGCCGGTTTTATCCAGCCGCAATTCGCGGGTCAGGAGTTCCAGCGTGGCTTCAAAGTGCCGGTTTTCAATGGTGATCCCGTTTTCACGGAAACCCTTGGCCTGGCGGCCTCCGATCCATTCCCGCATGACCGGGACTTGCCCAAGCCAGCGATATGTTTCGGATTCCTGGTCGCTTGTGAAATAGTTTGATACAGCCTGCACCCATTCAAGGCCGGGGTTTTGTTCCAGTCTTTGGTAAAACTGGCCAATAATGGCGCGGCTGGATAGCTTGCTAGCACCCATCGTATAGTCTCCTTAATGTTTAAAATGAGGTTGGTAGGAAAAGGACCGCCCTGCGGTTAAGCGGCTGCCCTGAGAACGGAATAGGAAATGACGGCGTCGTTGCTGGTATTGGCCGCCGATAGCGTCAGGCTCAACGTATCTGCGTCACTAATTTCAGCGGCTGCCAGATAGGCCGCTTCTGACGGCACCGTGTGAATGGAAGCCACAACAATGTCGGTTGCCAATGCACCGTTGACGGTTTCATCCAGCGTGGCACCGCCACCGGACCAGGTGACTTCACCGGCGGCAACGACGATATGGGACGGTTTAATGCCGGTATCCAGCTTGTCGAGGGATACGGCACCATTAGCCAAATCCGAATTTGTCACGGTAGCCGGAGCGCGTGGCACCCAGAATTCGACGGCACCAACACCATCGGAAATCCAACGCTTCACAGAGCCAACTTGCGTGTTGGCTCCCGCCGTCATGGTAAAAGTGTCATCGTCGGAGGCGTAAACCGGCTTGCCAATATCGTCGATGGTCAGGCCGGTTACATTCAGGGCAATGGTTCCCTGATTAATGACGCGGACATTTTTATCGCCATTGGCACCGCTGGCGTTATCGCACTGGCGCAAGGCAAAACCGCCGAATACATCACCGGCAACAAGGGGCCGGGCGTAACCGGAACCGTTCAAGCCGACTGCCGCGCCTTCATAGATAATGTCGGCGGCGACAACAGGCAGGTCATTATGCTCTCCCAGTTCGTAATCCCTGGGCGAGTCAGCAGCAAGGGTTGTCATAGTTTTTATCTCCTATGGTTTGAGGTTGGAAAATGTGAGTTGGAAAAAGGAAGGCTTATTTGGCGAAACGCTTGACCCGGCCTTCTTCCTCGGCCTTGCGGTAAGCGATATAAGCATCCTTGTTTTGCGCAAACTCACTGCGCGTTTGCGGGCAACGATCCCATTCGGCAGCCGCCCGTTCTTCAATCGGCGCGTTTTCATCCACGGCTTGGGAGCTTTGTTCCGGATCGACCGAAGGGCCGACTTCCGGCTGCCGGTCCGCATCCTTTTTCATGGATTGCAGGACGTCATTGCCCCGTTGCCTTTCAACGGCAACAATTTTGAGCGCCAATCCCTCTGCCGTGGTTTCGCCGTCTTTCTTGGCATCTGCCACAAGCTGGTCATGCCCCGGCAGGGCTGCGTCTTCCAGCGCAAGGATACGTTCCCGTTCGGCTTTGGCCCCGGCGCTGTGGCCTTCGTCAAAACCTTTCTTTTGCGCTTCTTCTTGCCCTTCTTTCATGGCCTCTTCGCGGCCTTGGTTTACAAGCGTTTGTGCAATTTTCGGGAATTCCTTTTGCAGGAAGTCCGCTGTGACCTGATCCCTTGCGATCATGTCATTATCGTTGCCGTCCCCTGACGGTTGGTTGCTTTGTTTGCTCATAGCGTCTCCTTTCTGTGAGCGTTGGTGGGTAAAAATAAGGGCCAGCGCATCGGAAAAGTTGCCGAGCATGTCGGCCATTCCGAGACGCACGGCTTCCCGTGCGGGCAGGACGTCGCCTTGCCCAAAGTCTTGTGCGACGGTTTCTTCCGGAACATCCCGAAAGCGGGCAATGGCCGAGATAAACTCCCGTTCCATTGCGTCCACGCGGCGTTGGATAGCGTCCTGGCCTTCCGCGCTTTCAGGATCAAGGCGTTTACGCGGGGCATTGCTGGATACAAATTTGACCCAGCGCGAGTCCTTTTCCTTGGGAACGGCCATGGCCACGCCGATTGATCCCAGCGAGGTTGTCCGGCCAGCGACAACTGTGTCGGCAGCACTGGCAATCCAGTAAGCGGCGCTGGCCGCATTCCCGTAAGCATAGGCAATGATCGGCTTTTGCCCGCGCATGCCTGCGATTGTTGTGGCGAGTTCTTCAACGCCGGTGATCAAGCCGCCCGGACTGTCAATACGCAGGACAACCCCGGCTATATCGGGATCGTCCATGGCGGAAAGGAATTGCTCTGTAACAGACTGGATATCCGTTCCGCCAAACAGAGCGGACAGGATATTGGCGTAAGGCGTGATGACATTCACAATGTCGATGACGGCCACATTATCCTGCCGGGTAAAACTTTCAGGGGCGGCCACGGGAAGATCGCGCAGTAATGTTTGCGGCGCATCCTCTGGCAGGACATCAAGATGGATGGCAAGGCCGGTGCCGGAAGCAATATCCCACGTCATGATCCGCCTCCTTCCGTCACAGCCGGAATGATGAACAAAACGCCGTCCGTACCGTCACTAAGGACGGATATGTACTGGCCGGGCGTAATGGTTTCCGCCCAGTTCTGTTCCATAGGGAGATAAGCGTTGCCTGCTTCGTTTTTTGCTTCTGCTGCGTCGTCGCCAATTGTGTAAAAACAGTTTTTCGTGGCAACCAGCCGGACCAAAGGCGCATTGACAGGCGCGGATAATGCTGCTTCGCCGGTAAACGGCACTTTTTGTCCGTTTTTATAATCCCACTGCGGGGCCGGGACCGGCATATGCTGGTCGCCGCTGTACGCCGCTATGACGCCTTCGGGCATATCGATTCCTCCTTCTTTGCTTTGTAAAAAACGGAAAAGAAAAGGCCGTCCGAAAGCGGCCTTTATGAGTTGAACAGGGAGGTTAAAACAAGGAGCGTTTCTTGCTATTCGTCCTCATTGTTTATGAGGAAATCCTGTTCGTTACTGTTTCCTGATTGTGATATTTCCGACGTTTCCAGACCGTCGGCAACGCGCATACGCATTTCCTTGGCCCGTTGTTTGTGTTTGCGCTCCCAATCACCGCCTGTAAGGCTGGCTGTTTCCTCGGCCAATGTGCTAATGCCCATGTCAACACGTTCGCGGGCCGCTTTGCCTTCCTTAAGCTGGTCAATTTGGCCACGCGGCGGGCCGATCCATTGCGTTCCGAGATAGGCATGCCGGATAAGCGGATCGCTGAAAAATCCCGGCGCATGGATATGGCCACGGGCAACGGCTTCCGTAATAACCGCTTCATATATCGGCTGGCAGAACATGTGCGCCAGCCATTCGCGGGATGAGCAAAAGAATTTCCATGCTTCGACAAGGGCAGCTTGGGCGGCACTGTAGCTGGCCGTGAAATGTTTGACCAATAGCTCAAATGGTAGTTCCAGTGCCACGCCAACCTGCCGGAGTATTGCCAGCACAAACGGATCAAAGGATTGGTTGGGCCGTTTCGGATCGGCAATTTGCACGTCCTCATAAGGCAGCAGGTCCAGAATTGCCCCCGGCCCAAGGTTAAAGTCTTTGTCATTCTTGTGGGACGCAGGCGTATGGCTATCTTCCATTGCACCCAGCCCATCGGGATCTTCACTTTTTACAAAGACAGTGAACATGGCGGAAATGACGGCACTCATAATCTCTGCTTCGGTATAACGGTCAAGCTGTTTCAGGCTTTCAATGACAGGGGCCAGGTACGGAACACCCCGGCTGGCACCGGGCCGCAAGGGCATGAAGAAATGATGAACCTGCCGCATGCCGTCGCTGCCGAAGGCGTCCACCCGGATGCTTTCCCGGCTTTTGGCATTCCGGTAATCGCCCGGATGGGCTTTTAGGATATGATATGCTACCGGCGCCCCATGCCTGTCTTTTTCGACGCCTCCTGCCAGTTGGGGTGTATCCGGCTTAAAGCCGGGATTAGCAACCCTGTCCGCCTCGATAACCTGTAAGGCCGTGCCAAGACGGCGGTTTGGCCGTTCGATGAAATTTTTGAGAATAAATGTGTCGCCGGATTCCAGTGCGGAGCGGAAAACAAGGGATTGCAGGCCTGTAAACGTCAGGGTGCGTGTGGTTTCACAATCCGGGCTGGACGCCCAAAGCCTGAATTCTTGTTCAGCACTGCGTTCAAAAGCGTCAAAGGCGTCTTCGTCATCACCCAAAACACTTTGCAGGATATCCCTGTCAATACTGCTGCGAACTTTCAAGCCCGTGCCGACGACATTGGTCACGACGGTTTTTATAGCGCCGGTTGCCAACGGTGCGTTACGGATCAGGTCACGGGACCGTTCCCGCAATTCCGGCAAATCCGGCAGGGATACGTTATCGGCACTGCCCTCAGCCGGTTTCCAGTTTTTCGTCTGGCGGCGGTCTTTCCGGGCACCTGTATAGCCGCCATACAGCGCAATGGCGGCACGGGCCTTAAGGCGGCGCAATGCTGTTTCCGGGCTTACCCATGCTACGGCGCGGTCAATGGCGTTGGGTTCCGGCAATGTGATCTTGCTGCGGCTCATAACGGTGTTCCTCCCCTGTTACGGATACCGCGGCCTTTACGGGCAAGGCGCTTTTCCAGCATGGCTTCGCGTTCATAAAGCGTTTTCAGGTCAGCTTTTGTAACATTGCGCCCCTCGTAGGAAACGCTTTGCCCGCTGTTTTCAATGGTTTCGATAGCCTTGCGGACCCTGTCCAGTTTGGCTTGCAATGCTTCACTCATATTTTTACCCCACGGCTGCGCACCCGCCGTCTTTTCGAGTGGGATGCGGGTTTGCCGGTTTCTGTTTCGTCTACGGTTGTTTGTGTTTTTGTCGGTTCGTCCAGGCCGAGGGAACGTTCCATCTCCCGCCAGTGCCGTTCGCTAAACCGGTCAAGCCCCTCGACGGCGGCAGCGGCACGGGCATAGACGTAGCAATCCAGCGCCTCGTTTCGTTCCCGTGTTTTCTGCCATTCCCGCACGGGATAACCGCGCCGGTTTTTCGTCGTAACAAGCTGTTCGGAACAAAGCTGGCGGAGATATTCCTCATCCACTTTCGGCAAATGCACATAGCCTGCCGGGTATGGATCGCCGGACTCGATAGTAGGCGGGTTTTTGCGCAGGTTGTTGAATAGTTCCAGTTTGGCCAGGCCACCGACAACCGGACGGACGCGAATGCCGCGTTTCAATTTTTTGCCGTCGATTGTGGTTTCCACTGCCGTTGCCAACCCGACCAGGGCTGCACCGCGCTGGACGCCTTTGACGACCATAACCTGTGCCTTGGCCTGTTTACGCGCCCAGCCATAGACTTCCTGCGTGGCATAACCACTATCAATGGCCAGCCGGCGCAACGATAATTCCACGCCGCTTTCGTGCGGCCAGTATTCATTCAGGACATAGGACAGGGAATGCCAGACTTCCCGGCGGGACGTATCGCCGTCCAGGACGCGGTGTTCAATAAGCCAGCTTTCCTTTTCCCGGCCCCATCCCCAAACCGACATTTCAATCCTGTCCGCTTGCACGTCTACACCGGCGGTCAGGAACAAGGCACCCGTCGGTACA